GACGCCTACCTGGCCGGCGCGGACAGCGTGCGTGAGCTGGCGATCCAGCAGAAGATCGAAGAGGAGTTGCTGAAGACTGGTGCGGGCGCGCGGGACAAAGTCACCGCGGCAGTAAATCGCGAAGCCGATGCCAAGGATCGCCTGGACATTACACAGTCCATCGCGAGCATGCGCACGGAAACCACGCAGACCCTGGCTCAGGCCACTGCCACACTGCAGGGCAAGGATGCTCTCGAAGCGTTCAACATTCAGAAGTCGATGACGGTTGCGCTGGCCGGGAGAAACATTGAGGTTGGCAGCAAGGAATACCAACTGCTGCTGGACCAGACCAAAGCACAGCTTGACGCCAACAAGGCGCTGGAGCAGGCCGGTCAGGTTGAGGGTATCGTTGATCGCCTAAACCCTCAGATCAAGCTGCTGAAGGATTTCACTGCGGAGCAGGAAGCGCTCAATGCGGCTATTGCTCGCTACCCAGAGAATGCGGCGCTCTATCAAGACGCCCTGGCCAAGCTCGGCAACGAATACGAGGTCAATCGCAGCAAGGCCACGCTCTGGGGCCAGATGACCGAGGGCGCAATCGATCGTATCGATGAGGCCTTCGCCACGGCCTGGGGCAATATCGGCAGCGGCGCGGAAAGCCTGTGGGACAACCTGAAGAAAGGTTTCAAGCAGACGCTGGGCGAGATCGCGCACATGCTCACCACCAAACCGTTGCTGGCCTCGATCAGTAACTGGCTGACTGGCACTGACAATGGGCAGGGCGTGGGGTCCGTCTGGAGCAAGCTTCTGGGCGGCGGGGGCGGCGGCGGTGCCTCCGACTCCAACGGCTGGGGCGGCATGGTCAGCCTGGGTAAAAACCTGTACTCGGCGTGGAGCAATCTCACTGGAGTGGGTTCGTCGATTGCTTCGGGCTACGCGTCCGGCGGCATCAGCGGGGCGATCTCCGGCGGAGCCGGCTACTACGGCAACATGCTGTCCAATATCGCCAGCACCCTGGGCAGCGGCTTCACCAGCTTGATTGGCGGCAATATCGCTATCACGGGGGCGACCGCTGCCGGGACTGCTGCGACTACCGCCGCTTTGACTGGGGTGACTGCTGCTCAGGCCGCTGCTGCCGCTGCGACGGTGGGCGCCGAAGGGATCACGGCGGCTGCACTTCAGGGCGCTATTGCCGAGGGTGCGGCCTCTATAGGCACGAACATCGGCGTGGCCGGTGCGACCACGGCGGCGGCCTCTCAAGGTATTGCCGCGTCAATCTCGGGCGCACTCAGCAGTGCAGCAGCAATGTGGCCACTGGCAATCGTGATGGGCATGTACCAGTCGGGCAAGCTGTACGATGCCGGCGTGAGGTACAAAACCAGTGAAGTGACCAACCTGGACATCGTGAAATACGATCCTCTTGCCAAGTCCTCGCTCGCAGGGCTCGGACTGACAGACAAGATCGCGTCCAAGGTGATCGGTGGAAAGCTGGCGGCTATCTTCTCCGGCTCAACATTCGCTTCGGCTGCACTTGGAATGCTCAACTCCAAGCTCTTCGGCGGTTCGTGGCAGACCAAGGACGGCGGCATCTCGCTCGGCGTCGAAAATGGCGAGTTCGATCCGCAGCAGTACATTTACCAGAAGAAAAAAGGGGGCTTGTTTTCCAGCAGTAAGAAACGCACGCGCTATAGCGATCTCGACGCAGAGACTGAAAGCGCGCTCGGCGCCGCCTATAACGACAAGCTGCTCAATTCCATGGGGCTGTTTTCGGCACTCGGCGTTCAACTCAGCGAGTCGGTCTTCGACGGGCTGAACGTGGCGGCCACCAAGATCAGCACCCAGGGCAAGACGCCTGAAGCGATCCAGGAGGAGCTGGATAAGTGGTTTTCTGGCTTGGGTGACTCGGCCGTTTCGGCGATCAATGCGGCGACCAACTCCGGCCTGGAGAATTACAACTTCGAGGCGCTGACCACGTTCGTCAACAACCTGTACAGCGTCAACGACTCTTTCGACATGCTGGGTCTGAAGCTGTACGACGTGTCTGTCAGCACGGGCTTTATGGCGGAGCAATTGATTGCCATGGCGGGCGGGCTGGAAGCCCTGAAAGCCGGAGAAAGTTCCTTTTTCGAGAATTTCTACACGGACACGGAAAAGGCCGACTACGCGCTGTCGACGGTGAGCAAGCAGTTTGAAGCGATGGGCGTGAAGCTGCCGGCCACGCGCGATGCTTATCGAGACATGGTCGCAGCTCTGGACAGGACAACCGAGTCCGGTCGTCAGATGTACGTCACGCTCACCAGCTTGTCTGGCAATGCTGCTCAGGCCTATTCGATTCTTGAGCAACGAGCGGGTGCTGCCGCTGCCGCTGTACAGGCTATGTCCGAGCAGCTGATCGGGGTTGCTGGTAGTGCACAAAGCGCCTTGCAGCGAGCCATCTCCGCCCAGCAAAAAGCGACAACCGACGCCTATAACGCTCGGGTGTCTTCACTCAACGACATGGTCAGCACAGCGACGGAAAACGTCACCGGCCTGACGTCCGTCAGCAACAACCTGGGCGCTGCACTCAAGGCGCTGCGCGGCGATTCAGATGATGCCGTGAAGATGCTGCGTGCGCAGGCTCAGGCCACGCTGCAAAGCGGATTGGCCACCGCTCGTTCCGGCAAGTCGCTGTCTGGCTTCACAGGTCTCGAGGATGCGCTCGACGCCGTCAGCAATAACAACGCTGGCCTGTACGGCTCCATGGAGGCCTTCGCAAGAGACCAGGGGCGGACAGCTAACGTAGTGGCCGAATTGAACGCGCTCAACGGAAAGCAGCTCACCTCCGCAGAGAAGTCGCTGGAGGGGTTGAAGGCGCAGATCGACCAAGCCAAGAAGTCCTATGACCTGCAGATGAGTCAATACGATGCACAGCTCACGCTTGCTCAGGCTCAGATCGATGCTCTCAACGGCGTCGACAATTCTGTGGTCTCGGTGGCTGCTGCGGTCAACAGCCTGAGTCAGGCTGTTACGGCGTCGCTGTCTATGAAGGATGACGATGCCGCTCGGCAGAATACCTACGAAAACAACGCCGCACTTGTGCAGGCGGTGTACCGAACCGTGCTTGGCCGGGATGCGGAAGCTAAGGGCCTTGCTGACTGGGCTGGGGCGCTGTCGGGTGGCTTGGTGACCTATGACGAGCTGATGGCAAGCATTGCACGCCAAGGGAGGATCAATGGAGAAAACGTGCTTGTTCCAGGGTTCGCGAGTGGAGGGGTCTTTAGCGGCGGCCTGCGGCTGGTGGGTGAGCGCGGTCCTGAATTGGAGGTCACAGGCCCGAGCCGGATATACAACGCGAACCAGACTGCCGCCATGCTCTCCGGCGGCAGCAGCAACGCCGCCATAGTGGCTGAGCTGCGCGCAGTCCGGGCCGAACTGGAAAGCATCAAGGCCAACACCCAAGCCAGCGCACAAAGCGGAGGAAAACTGGTGCGGACTATTGACCGAGTAACGGACGGCGGCAACGCGATGCTAACCAAGGAGCTTGCATGAAGATTATCAAGCCGCACCTCATCACGGATTCGATGCTGGTGAGTTCGTCGGTGGTGGAAAATGACTACCCAGCCTGGGTATCTGGAACGACCTATGCGCTCGGCGCGAGAGTGATTCGAGCCAGTGTGCACAAGGTATTCGAGAGGCTGGTAGCTGGGGCGGGAACAGTCGCCCCAGAGATCGACACGACCAGCCCTGCAGTCTGGCTTGATGTGGGCCCGACGAAGAGGTGGGCACCCTTCGATGACGTGGTGGGGACGCTTGCTACTGGGTCTTCGCCGCTCAACTACACCTTGCGCACCGGGTTCACTGACAGCCTGGCTCTCTTCGAGCTGACAGGCCGGTATGTCGATGTGGTGATGAAGGACGCCACGGGCGGGGCCGTCGTCTATCAGAAGAGGATCGATCTAGAAGTCACCGACATCGAGACGATCTTCGACTGGTTCTTTTCGGAACTGGACGTACGTTCTGACATTGTCATCACCGATCTGCCGGGTCAGTACGCCAGCGCTGAGCTGTCGATCACGCTGAGCACCACTGCGGGAGCTGCGTCTGTCGGGGTGATCAAGCCAGGACTGATCAGTGACCTGGGCGAAACGCAGTACGGTGCCAAGGTCGGCATAGACGACTACAGCCGCAAGGAGCGGGACGTCTTTGGCAACACGGTCATTGTTGAGCGCGCTTATAGCAAGCGCGGCAGCTTCACGATGATGACCAGCCTGGGTGCATTCAGCCGTATCTATAGAACGCTCGCAGCATTGCGGGCCACGCCATGCGTGTACATCGGCACAGAAGCGTACGGCTATGAACCGCTGCTGATCTACGGCTTCTTCACCAGTTTTAACATCGACATTACCTATCCCAACTACCACCTCTGCACGCTTGATATCGAGGGCCTTATCTAATGGCAGTTACACCACTCCCGTTTCTTGATCGAACGGCGGCGACATTCAAGACCGACACGGACACTTTCTTCGGATCGCAGTTGCCGACGTTTTCCGTCCAGGTCAATCAGGTTGCAGGGGCAGCAGATGCCAGCGCTGCGGCGGCACTCGCTTCGAAGAACGCGGCGGCTACCAGTGCGACCAATGCGGCGAACTCGGCGACGGCGGCTAACACCTCCAGAACCAATGCCGCAACGAGCGCCACCAACGCCGGGACGAGTGCAACCAATGCGGCCGACAGCGCCACCGCTTCCGCTGCATCGGCCATCGCTGCGAACACCTCAAAGAACGCCGCTGCGGGCAGTGCAACGAATGCCGCCGCTTCGGCTGTCCGGGCTGAAACCGCCGCGGCCAGTATTGGCGATGGTCCGGTGACCAGTGTTAACGGGAAGACCAAGGTCGTCACGTTGGTCAAGGCGGATGTTGGCCTTGGCAATGTGGATAACGTGTCTGTGGTGGCGGCGGGGATTGGCGCAACGGCCGGTGTCGCGTTTACGGCAAGCATAAACGACTTCAAACTCGCTAACGGATGGTACGCGACCGGCCCCATCACAACAGGAACTCTTCCGCCGGGGAGGGTCAGAGGGATATTCCAAGTTAGTGGGCGTGACTTTTTCTCTGGCTTTACCTCTCAAATGTTTTATGCGACTGATGAGATAGGGTTTCGCGCATGGGGTCGGAACTGCGTAAACGGTACATGGAGTGGATGGATCGAGGTTACCAATCCCGCGCTGACCGGTAAAAGCCGAAAACCCCTCACGGCAGGAGATTCCGCTACGGCAGCAGAATGGTCCGACACACTCAGTATCCCCAAATACATCGACAAAATAACCACGGCTAACGCCACCGGCACCTACACACTCGACCTCAATAACAGTACGGTTTTCGATTTAACGCTAACTGGCAACGCGACACTAGCGTTTAGCAATGTTCCCAGCTTGTCTGGTGAGTTGCTGACAGTTGTTGTCACTATACGTCAAGGGGCTACGGCTAGAACATTAACGCTCCCGTCTAATGTAACTTTTATTACATCTGGCGGTTTGCCTATTCTTACGCCCCCTGCCAACCGATTACAGGATTACATTTTCACTACCAAGAATGGCACTGCCTGGGAAGTTAGATCGGGAGCTTCCACATGAGCCAATTAAGCAAGATACTACGCCGTGCGTCTGTCTATATTCCAACGGTTATTGGTGAGGAGTATGGTGGCGGGTATTTCGCCGGTTACATGCGAGCTGACAGCCAACGTTATGCGTTGGTTGTAGCTAAAAAGGCCGATGGTGAATATCCTTCAAGAGTGAGTTTACTAAAAGCCGCTGTTGGTAGTGCAGGGGCGAGCATGTGGAACGGCCGGGCTAACACTGAGGAAATGTATGCCCTATTGGCGTCCGGTTCCGCAGCGGACGCCATAAGGTTTTGTTACGAACTAACTATTGGGGGGTATACCGATTGGGCAGTACCAGCGACCCAGCAGGCCGACCTTCTTTACCGAGCGTTCAAGCCCGGTGATACTGATAACTCTACCCAATCAGATACTGCCAACCCATACGCCGATCCAGCAACAGGCCCTTACACGGCTTCAAGTCCTTCAGTGACTACGCTTGCGAACTTTAAAGATGGGGGCAGTGAAGCCTTCCAGACACTTGCGCAATACTGGACGTCTACAAACAATTTCACGCTATACAGAAGATTGTTTACTACAGGTGCCATTGGTGGCGGTGGCCCACCGGGCGACCCGTATTATGTTCGCGCAGTTCGTATGGTTAAAATTCCGGGGTGATTTATGTACGTTAATATCGAAACACGCGAAGTTGTCGATTTCACAGAGCTTAGTAAACTACATAGCGACCCGATGGTACTATTCCCCCCTGACGTTGGCAGTGAGGCCCTTTTAGAACACGGGTACGCTGTTCTTGAAGAGGATGCGAAACCGGCCCTGAAGCCTTTAGAGACACTACAAGCTGGCGAAATTCGGGCGGAAGATGGTCACTGGTATCGCGCATGGATAGTCGTCCCTGCCGATCCTGAACAGGTGATCGCAGCGGTGACTTCTAATTTCGAACAGGCCACGCAGAGTCATTTGAATTCTGCCGCTGTGGCTGCTGGGTATGACGACATCAGTACCGCCGTGAGTTACGCCGAAGAACCAGCCGTGCCGAAGTTCCAGAACGACGGCAAGGCTTTCCGCGCCTGGCGCTCGCTGGTCTGGGCCTATGCTTACGAGCAGCTGGATGCGGTGAAGTCGGGCGAGCGCGAGCAGCCTACGGTGGATGAATTCCTGCTTGAGCTGCCGGTGCTGGAGTTGCCATGAGCCGCTTTGTCACCACCCTTAAAACTGAGCAGACCGACCGGCGCACCTACATGCTCCTCGATGACCTGGTGCTGGCCGATGATGACGAGCGCACGATCACTGTGCCTGCCGGCTTCGTCACTGATTTTGCCAGCATCAAGGTGCTGCACAACGCCTTTCTGTTTGTGCTGTTCGCCCTGGTGTCCGGTTACGGCAACTACGCCGCGACCGTGCATGACTTCCTTTACTCAGAAGGCCAGGTCAGTCGCAACGAGGCGGATGCCGTGTTGTATCGGGCATTACGTGCCGAGGGCGTGGCGCGCTGGAGGGCATGGCTGATGTGGGCCGGTGTCAGGATAGGCGGCGCCAAGCAGTACAACTCAACCCCGACAAGTTCGGGGTTTTCTTCGTCTGGAGATTGAAAAGACGAAGCCCCTACAAATTGGCCATTGAAGGGGCTTCTATTTTCTCTGATCGGGACATATCGAGAACGTCCCCCAATGCTACCAGCGGGAATAGAAAAGCAAAACCCCGAAGATTCGCGGGCTTCGGGGTTTCTATTCCCTTCTATGGACGTGTGGGCAAGGAGGGCGTGCCGGGATCATAACAGTGCCGGCGCTGTGAAGCACCCAACCCGTCGACTACAAGTTTCAGTTATCCAGCCCGCCAAGTGCGGGTATTTTTGTCGCTTGGAGAAAGTCATGCCCATTACCGAGCAGCAGTTGCTGCAGATCCTCCCGAACGCCGGCCGCCAAGCCGGCGTTTTTGTTCCTGTCCTGAATACGGCCATGGTCCGATTCCAGATCGTCGGCGCCAAACGCGTTGCGGCCTTCATCGCCCAAATTGGTCACGAATCGGGCCAGCTCAAATACGTCAAAGAAATCTGGGGGCCTACCACTGCTCAAGCCCGATACGAAGGCCGCGCTGATCTGGGCAACACTCAGCCGGGTGACGGCTCCAAGTATCGCGGCCGTGGCCTGATCCAGATCACGGGCCGCGCCAACTACAACGCGTGCGGCGAAGCGTTGGGCCTGGACCTGCTCAGCAAGCCAGAACTGCTGGAGCTGCCGCAGCACGCCGCGATGTCGGCGGCTTGGTTCTGGTCTATGAAAGACCTGAACACGCTGGCGGACAAGGGAGATTTCGTGAAGATCACTCGGCGCATCAACGGTGGGCTCAACGGCCAGGCCGACCGCCAGGGGCTGTACGACAAGGCGCTGAAGGTGCTGGCATGACGCCCGGTCAAGTCCTGGCCGCTATCCTGCTGGCGCTCGCCATCGGATTTGGCGGTGCCTGGCAGGTGCAGGACTGGCGCATGGGCGAGCGACTGGCCGTGCAGGACGGCTTGCACCAGTCGGACCTGACAGCTATCGGCAATGCCGCGGCCGCCCAGGCCCGTATCGAGCAGGACAAGCGCCTGGGCCTAGAAGGCCGTCTTCAATCTATAGACGAAGCGCATTTCAAGGAATTTAGTGATGCACAGAAAAATATTTCAAGGCTGCGTGATCGCCTTGCCACTGCTGATGTGCGGCTGTCAGTCCTTATCGACGCCACGGATTCAGCCAGTGGCTGCAACGTGCCTTCCACCACCAGCGCCGTCGGCGTGGTTCATGCAGCCCGTCGAGCCCAACTTGACCCAGCGCATGCTCAACGAATTATCGCCATCACCGATAGCGGCGACCAAGGACTGATCGCGCTGCGGGCATGCCAGGCGTATGTCAGGGAAATTACAAAGTAG